CACCCTAACGCGTTACCACGGTGCATCAGGCAGCAATACCCTTTATTCACCAGCCAACCAAGCGGCAGCGACGACCTACTTTAACAGTCTAGCTCCGTGGGGTGTTATGGGTCGTGTTTCATTACGACCAGATGGTTCAGTAGCTTCTCGCTGCAATGTCAATACCACACCACTTCAAACCGGCGACAACTGCTACTCAGATATTGACACCACCGGCAGCGAGATGAAGATGGTGTACATCCCCCAGTTCTGTTATCACGTTGACCAATTAACCACCAATCAGATATGGTACTGGGTCGGGGCGGTTGGGGATACGTTCCGCCTATCAGACAACAGCGGTGATTATACGTTCAGCTCATCAGACATTCATCCCGCGTTTATATCAAACACGGTCGCAAAGTCAGGCGTTTACGTTGGCGCGTATGAAGGCTATTACAACAGTGGGACCACGAAACTCGAATCGCGCGGCGGCATCACCACCATAGCCGACACGCAACCAACGGCATTAGTTTCAATAACCAACTTCCGCACCTACGCAAATAACAACGGCGCAGGGTGGGGCCTTATGATGTATCAGGCGTGGTGTGCTGCGGCGCTCTTAGCGATTATCGAATATGGTTCGTGGTACTTGCGGAGTGTGCTTTCATACGGCATCTCCAATATTACGCAAAACGGTTCAAACAACTGCTCATGTAACACCGGCCATACTACCACGCTCGGCAACGCAAGCGGACAGGTGACGTTTACAAGTGAGGGCAACGGTGGCGCGACGCAGGTAACGACGTATGCTATGTCTTATCGTGGAATAGAAAATATGTGGGGTAACTTATTCCAGTTCGTTGATGGTATTAACATTCGTGCAGGGAGCGATTACCACATATTTACCGCTGATAATGGAACGCTATCCAGCACGTCGAGTAACGGCACAACAGGTGCAGCGTTCTCAGCGCCGTATGCCGATACGTCTATCGTTCAACTCAGTTCCGGTAATAACATTGAAATGTTCGATTACACACAGACGCTTAAATGGTTATTTATTGGCTCTACAGGGGGTGCCTCCACAGGACAATATACCTGTGCGTATCAGACGATAGCGGCAACTTCTAACGTACTCTTGATGGGTGGTGATTACGGATACGCTGGCGCAGGAACGGGGCCGTTCGTCGAAAAAAACATCACATATAACGGGACAAGCAGGAATTACGGCGCCCGGCTACAATACACACCGCAATAAACTAAAAAAATGAACGATAAAAACGTGTGGCTTGGGCCTAATTATCTTACCACCCCCAACTACCTCGACCTCGACTGGTGCGCGGCGAACGGGTGGGATATATCAATCGGTGCGGACACATTTGCAGATTATCAATCAAACGCTGCATGGGACGCAGACATGGCTGCAGCCCTACAACTCTGCCTCGAAAACAGAATCATGGTTCAATTCAACTTAAACGCGACGTCAGAACCGTGGGACGCAGGCGGCCCCGCGTTTAACGCAAGCACACCACCGAGTTCGTATCAAAGCACATTCGGCGACCTTATCGAACATATAGACTCCCTATGGGGGCCGGACGGTTCAGAAGGCTATGTCATCAAGAATTACTGGTTTGAAAGTGGGTATGATAATTTTATGTCGTGGTTACTCCCTAAAACTACGACACCACTGAGGCAAGGAATCTTCGGTCAGATGTGGCGCAATAGTGGCACGCAATACAGCCTATGGGCTGACTTCGAGACACGGCTCTCACAAGTAGATGGGGTAGATGTCGAGGTTTGGAACGTTTACGACGCAACGATAATACAACCGAGTCTTGTTGAGTATATGCACGATAACCATCCTGAGATGTCGCTTGGTATTGATTCGACGTCATGCGTGCCACCGGAATTTAATAACGGAACATACTGGACGATGACTGGCCAATACGGCGACGGTGGAAGCCCCGCAGACCCGAACCCGTCAATCGCGGAAGCCGAGCGGCGCTATGCGACGTATCTATGGCAACTGAAGCAACTCACGGCGCAGGGGTCATTCGATGTGCTTGAGTGTGAGGTTTCCAGTTCCAATGACAGTGGCAGATTATCCCCAATCACTACGCCGACGTGGTGGGAATGGGTACAACCGCAGATGGAGTTCCAACCGTCGTTACAACTGCTTGAGGGTTCGCACGTGGTTGACCTAATGAATATAGCGTATCTAACCTAAAAGAAGGAGAATAAAATAAGATGACAGTAGGACACTGGTATTCTAATGGGCGTTTATTGATGGATGCGAGTCAGAGCACGCCTTTTAAATGGAACGGTTCTACTACTAACTACGCGCTCTACGCTGCCCTTGTCAATAGTTCCATATACTGCCCCACAGGTTCTACGGTGCTTGATGATTACAACGATGCATATTTGAGTACCGCAATAGCTAACTCAGCAGAACCAGCGCAAGCAACTGGTTATCAGAGGATGCCTATACACATGGCTCCAGTAGTGAAGTTTCAAAAGACCAATCCAACTTCTAATTATATTATTTACCCTGTAAACGCCTCGTATCCATTATCATGGACTGTTAATGGCAGCCAGACGATGACTGCGGGAATTATGATTCTCTACTGGGATCTAAACGTGGCTAACTCATTAGTCTCTCCGCTCACGGCATACTATCCTTCTGGAACAAATAACACGCACGACTCTACAAGTCCGTTGTTAGGATGGTTCCCGTTCGTTGACGCAGTCACCGGGAATAACTATTGGGCCGGTGCTGCCACCGTTCCTTATACATACGATACTTCGTTTACGGGATATTCAACGTTGTTATATTCACAGGAGCGTTAAATGGCAAACAACGTCGCCGGGGTCGCAGTAGGTACGCATGATGGATTAGCATGCGGGCACGTTACATTAGCCCATAATTACGTTGTAGGGATCGCAGTAGGTACTCACGAAGGATTAACGTGTGGGCTCACGCTCGAAGTTTACCCGGATGCAAATATTGAACAAGTGAACACGGATCTCGTATTCACGGTTTTTTCAGAAAGTGGAGTACCTGTACTTGATGATGCAGATGTTGAGTTTGTTATCAGCGGCACTAACGGCACGGTGACTAAAACAACAAGCGATTATTCGGTAATCACCTTCGGAAACACGCTCGTCGTTCACATGAACGTTGGAGACTTTACTGCGAGTGAAACAGCGGGATACACTGCAACAATCACGACTGCTCTAGAAAACACCTATACAATGAGCGGTGAGCTGGTAATAGCCGTATTTAAGACTGTCGAACGGCTTTATGGAACACTTCAAAACCCCGAAACCAGGGTTTACGGTCGGCTCCAGAACCCAGCTATCCGTGTAATAGGAACACTTCAAAACCCCGAAACCAGGGTTTACGGCACACTTCAAAATCCAGTATCAAGACTCTATGGCGAAGTTACTACCGAAGTGAGAGTTTATGGTACACTTCAAAACTCAGAGCCTAGAGTGTACGGAACCCTCCGGAATCCGGAGTCTAAAGTATGCGGAACACTCCAAGACCCAACAACGAGATTGTATGGTATGCTTCAGGAGGTCGAATGTTAAGATGAGGATACAACATGGCAGATGATTTCACAATTTACCAGGGCGTAGATATTACGCCTTATGTAGCAGTCACGTCGAACGGACTGGCAAGCGGAACGCCTATAGACGTTTCAGGCTGGACAGCGGCAACGTGGGTGGCTTTTTCTATGCCATTAACAAGTTCTTCACAACTTCCGCTCATCACAAAGCACAAAACAGACATGAGTGTAGGTATTGACCCACTGGTTACACCTACACCAACAACGGAAAATAGTATATTAATCCCACTTAGTAACCAGGACTTAGGCAGCGCAGGCGCGATAGGGCAGTTCCGCCATGAGCTCAGGATTACGTTAGGTGGAAAAAATTACGTCGTGTATCCCTTAGTGGGCGTCCCTGCTACCTTTATGATCGACCAGAGCCTTTCGTGGACAACTTCAACAACGCCACCCGCACCGCGCAGTGAATTAGTCAGATTAGGCGGAACGCTTGACAAAAAAACACAAGATAAACTATGGGGTGAAGAAAAGGCATGACGCTTTCCACTGTTAACCCAACCCCGTTCTATCAAGGCGACTATACTACAATTCCATTCGTCATAACTGATGATACCGATACCGCCGTAAACATCTTTACTGCTACATTTACCTGGGCGCTCTGGAACGCGGGATTTGGGACGGTGCTTACGAAGACACTTGGGAACGGACTCTCGTTTGGTGACCCTACAAAAGGGCAGATAGCAGTAACGCTTGAGTATGTCGATACTGCAACTCTTGTAGCTACGCAATACGTTCACCAGCTTGAGATGGTATTGAGTAGTGAGAGTACGATCGAAGCAACTGGAACACTCACTGTATTGAAAAATTATACACTATAGAGGAGAGGTGCGATAATGAACGAAGACAGAAAGGAACCAATGGGAATGGACAGCACAGAACCAAAAAAAGAAAAGAAGATGCCAGTGGATAAGCTGGTAGACGAAACACGAGAACCTTTAAAAGAAAACCTCGGACTCGGTAGCGCACCGCTAACAAGCGGGCCGTTTACTCCTGAAAGACCGTTAGGCGCTAAACAGCTAATCTACATCTGGGATATTTCAAATCTCGTGTGGGTCGGGTTGGATGGTCAGGATAAAGGCGACCTGAAGCGGAAGCAGGACTCGAAACCTGCTAAGGATAAAGACAGTTTCCCGTATATCGACAAAGCAACAGGCTTCCAGGACTGGACTATTGACTTCAGTGGAAACTGGATTATAGACGCGGTTACCGGAGCGCAAGCCCCAGGGATTCAGCTAATGGACTACTACTACGATAACTACATCAGTCCAATTAAGGTAATGCTCGTAGAACCCGGCAATGCAGACATCCAACGTACGGGTGAAATGATTATCACGCAGTGGGATCTGATGGGCCCTGTTGACGGGGTAGTTACCTACAGCGGGAATTTAGACGGGAAGATGGGTTACACGACGGCAAACCTATTCTAAAGGAGAAAAAAGAAACATGGTTAATCCTACATTATTTACGGCAATAACGCCGACACAAAGCGGAACTGCTTTGACTTTTACGGCGGCTTCCGCGAGTTCAACGGGCGACCTCGTGCCGGTGGCACTATTCGGTATGACGGTGGTTCTCATTAAGAACTCCGATGCCGGAAGTACGCACACTGTAACGTTCGCATCGCAGGCAGACCAATGGGGCAACGTGGTTAGTAAAACAGACACGGTTGGGGAAAGCGGCACGTTAGCAGTTCAGCTCTCGCCGCCTGCTCGATGGTGTAATACCGCAGCAGGAAACACCTGTGCAGTTACTTACGATTACGATGCATACGCTGACCTGTCTATTGCAGTGTTGAACGTTCCCTGGCAGTCCATATAAAACAAGATGGGCAGATTAAGCGGATATCCACTCGACGCGGTAGAAGAAAGCAACCTTTACCCCTCGACGTTTTCTATCTACCGCGCCTCAAGAACGTTAACGTCACATGGGGCAACACCTATGACGTGGAGCCTGGTAGATACTGCGCCCGGAAGAGTCCGCGAATTAAACGCTCATGAAAGACTACAGGACGATGTTAGAAAGGATAAGCTCACCCATAGATGCTACTGTGCTCCCGATGCGGATATAGTCAGAAATGATGTAATTGTCGTATCTCCACCAGTCCAAGGCGGCGTAAATACCTTTCTCGTAGTGCACGCGCACCTCCCTGATAATATAATGCACCACTACGAGATAACCGCTAAGACAATCGTTTCAGGATCGGCTGAGTGGGCGGGGTATATGATCTAAGAATATGAGCGGCCTTAACGTAACAGCAGACTTTGAAGCCTCGATAGATGAGGATGCAGCGGCAGGAGTAGCTCAGAAGACATTAGGGCCATATTCAAAAGAAAAAGCCGAGAAGATACTTGAGATTTCACAAGGTCTTGTTCCAGTAGCAACAGGAGCACTACAAGCTTCTGGACACGTAGCGACTTCAGAAGTAGCGCTTATTGCAGAAACAAGCTATCAAATCGTCTATGACGCTCCAACTACAGACCAGAGTAAATGGAAAAGCTATGCTATATTTGTTGAGATGGGAACTGTAAAGATGTCCGCACAACCGTATCTCAGACCGGCGATAGACCAGGCATCTACTGAGTAATGTAGCGTACAAAGTTAATCTTGGATTAATAAAAGAGGGCTAAGTATTGGATGGAGAAACACCGCTCACCGCACTGGCCGGAAGTGCGTAAAGCTCACCTCCTAGCGCATCCAAATTGCGAGGGCTGCGGCGGTAAAGCCAAACTGAACGTACATCATATAGTTCCATTCCACCTACATCCTGAACTAGAACTTGTAGAATCGAATCTAATAACACTTTGCGAATCCCGAAGCTATGGTGTTGAATGTCACAGGTTCTTCGGACATCTAGGTTCGTATTTCAGTTGGAACGATAGAGTGCGAGAACAGGTTGTAGGCTGGCCGTCTGAGCTTAAAAATCGGCCAAAGAAACTGAAGAGCACAAAATGAACGCCCTAAACTATGCAGTAGTTGGCATGATTCAAGCAGACACAGTTATGCAGGCACTTCTTTATAGCTACGGTGGCTCTCCTGCGGTCTTTACGTTCATTCCGGTTCCAGAAGTAGACCCAGGTCCGCCTCCCAAACTCCCACTTCCATTTATCGTGACCGAGGACCCTGTAAGTGACGTCTTCGATGATACAACGACTACAGTAGGGCACAAGATAAAAAAAGACATCCGCTGCTATGATTTAGAGACAAATGACCCTACGAAAATCCAGACGATAGCGATGAGGATTAAAGACATATTCCACCGGCAAGAATCAACAATGACAAAGTATATTCTTAATTCTGGGGATGCGGAGCTCTTTACGGTTACGCAATGCTGGGCGAACGGCCCGCGACCAGCTCCGCATGAAGTTGATGAATACGTGCAAGGCAGGATAATTACACTCAATATACGACTCACCAGAATACCTAGCTCGATGCCCTATGCAGTATAGTATCTCAGACATAGATAAGAAAACGAACGTGCATGAAGGATGCTCGATTCTACCGTTTACTACTATACTAATCCCTGATAGAAGGAGACCAAACCAAGCCGAAGTCCCGGTAAGTATCAGGTACGATATAAAACACCTGCTTGAGATTGAACAACTCCTGTGTAAACCGCTTTGGGAAGTCGTAGAATTGGGGCTGATACAGTTGCTTGGTGAGGGGGATAACGTAACGGTGGTTTCGTTAGGCGTAAAATCACCACAATTAATTCAAGAACTATTGGATGAGTTAAACAGGGACGAGGCACAGAGAGTTTACCGAATGGCACATCTGGAAATAGCCAGGGCGATAGGCAATGACGTTGTCTATGACGACGAAGGAAACCCAATAAGCGTTACGCCTCGTAAAGCGGAATCGTATAAAAAAGCAGACGTCCAGGATTCAAGTGCGTTTTCTCAGCAGATAAAAGAACCAGATAACTTTGCTCAGTGGTATGAACTCGCACTAAAACAATTATTCAAAAGTGATGTTATACTCCCGATTAACGACCTGCTTTCACTTATGCCTATTGAACTTGAGACATACTTCACGGCACACGAATCACGAAACGTTTACGCACAGCAGATAGCCGTGCTTCAGTCGTGGTACACGGCTAACTTTATAGGGTATGTATGGAACGGAAAGAAGTTGCCTGACCTTACGCGCTTGCTTAAACACATAGAATTAGGGTCAGATAAACAGGCAATTTCTAAATACGAACGATCAGAAGCACAGAAAGTCATCGACCAGAACATAAAAGACAGAGCAGCATTTGAAGAGAAGCTACAGCGACATCAGCAGAAACAACAAGCGAAACAGAGCGAAGCATGAGAGGTAAAACCAAATGTCAGACGAAAATGAAGGTTCCCGCCAGGCGCTTGACGCTGATAGGCGACAGTATAGGATTGGTAAAAACGTAACTGAAGTTGTCGAGGTAAAGCTCGACCACGTCAGAAAGCTAACTTTTCGGTCAAAAGCGTTACGAGAGATGGAGCGGACGCTAAATAAGAAGTCTATCCAGATAATAGCAGCGATAAACGAAGCGGACTGGAGCCACGAGGATACCCTTAACCTTATTTGGGCCGGTCTGATAACCGAAACTCCCGATATAGCTCTTGATGATTTAGATTTGATATGGGACGCTACCCCCATGATGGACAGAGTAAAAGCGTTCGCGGACGTTGTCCACGCGGTATCCCGTGCGGTTGGGCTTCCCGTTGATGAAGAACGGTTTAAGAAGGCTATGGAACTGTGGAATAAGCAACAGAACGCAATTAAGAACGTATGAAATACAAAGACCAGTTTGATAAAACCGTACCCGTTGAGATCATAGACGCCCTGATCGGTAAAGAAGCGATTTTTAAAGAGGTATGCGAGACTACGAAAGCCAGTCCTGAAAAAGTAAGGGAGCTTCTCGATACGATACTTGACCAAGAAATTCCAGAAAATCTAATTAAAGACTATCAAAACGGCCTACTCACCGAAAAGTTCTGTGCGGGATGTGGTGCTCAGTGTTGCATGATGAGCGACCCGATTGCGGTAAACTGGCCTGACGTGCAAAGACTCGCAAAAGGATTAGGTACGAACAATAAGAAAATAGTTAAAGAATATCTTGAACCACATACGCTCTCAGATTTCTCGCACTTGGAGTATAAGATAAAGAAAACAAAGCCCTGTCAGTGGTTAAATGAAAAGACAAAAAAATGTACGATTTACGAGTTACGGCCACATATTTGTCGTACATATCCAGTAATCCCGAATAGAGAAGACCCTAGCGAATCAAAACTAGACGCTCCGATATTTTGTAAAGTCACGGCGAGCATGATAAAACAGGACATAATAAACAGGTTAGTATAAAATGGGCGGCGGCGATGTCGTAGGCACTGCGATAGTTAATCTTAAAAGTGATGCTTCAGGCTTCCTTAGCGATTTGACTGGTGCGTTAGGAAAAGGTAAAGGGCTTTTCTCAGACTTCGGTAGCGATATCTCCGGCACTATGAAAGGCGCTGGCGGCATCATGACCGCAGGCATAACCGCGCCGATAGTAGCTGTCGGAGCGTTTGCTATAAAAAGCGGGGAGATTGTAGAAGATGCTACGTCTACGATAGCCAAAGCCACGGGACAACAGGGGGCGCAACTTAACACTACGATGACGGCGTGGAAAAATGTATATGCGTCCGTTCCTGCATCTGCTTCGGATGTAACAGGCGTCGTCGTAAAACTAACCCAAGCAGTGGGCTTACAAGGTAAGCAACTAGAAGATGCTACCAGGTCTGTTATCAATTATTCAATCGCCACTAAGACTAGCGCCACCTCCGATGCCGCCACTTTTGCAGCGATGCAAAACAACATTAAAAAATTGCAAAATACTACTGTTACCGTTACGCAATTAACAGATATGGCAACGGTCGCGTATCAAAAGACCGGCGTGACAATGGATCAGATCGCTCCTGCATTTGACAAAGCCGGTGCTTCGATGAAGCAAATGGGGTTATCTATCCCACAGCAAATCGCTATGCTGGATGGATTGACACAAGCAGGAATAAAATCAAAACAAATTACTACAATATTACAAAGCATCGGTCCAGCAGCAGCAAAGGCGGGTGAAAGTTCTAGCGCCATGTGGAACGACATGATATCACACGCGCAAAAAGGCACGGCAATGACTGCCGCCGAGACGACGGTGCTCGGTAAGAATAAAGATATGTTTGTTGCCGCAGCCAAGTCAGGTACACTTAGCAATCAACAGTTAATAACCGCATTACAGAATAGCAAAGGAGCAGCAGATAAAGCAGGCGAAGCCTCTCAGACGTTTGGCGAAAAGCTCACGATATTTACCCATGAGGGAGAAATGGCGCTTGCTCCACTAGGGATCACGCTCATTAATATCGCTATGAAACTCCTTGATGCTTTGAAGCCGGTCATGAGTTTCGTCGCTACGCTCATGGGTATTTTCTCCAATATGCCGGAGCCTATCCAGATGATTGTCATCGCCATCGCGGGCATCGCGGCAGCTCTCGGGCCGGTGATGATGTTGATAGGGATGATGGCCCCCGCGATTGGGCCGATAGTTACGATACTAGGTATGATGGGCATCGAGATAGACATGGCGGCACTCTCCGCTGGCGGCCTTACAGGAGCACTTGGCGGAGCGGCAGCAGCAGCATGGGCAGTCAGTATCCCAATCATGGGGATGGAACTCCCGTTAATAGCTATTATCGCGGCGGTCGTAGTTATTGGCGCAATCCTTTATCTATTATATACCCGATTCAAACCCTTCCACGATGCGGTTCAAGCAGTGTTGGGCTGGGCGAAAAACCTTGTCAGCACCCTTCAGAACCTTAATTGGGGCAGCGCATTTAGTGGGGTCGTGGCTACAGTAGAGAGTATAGGGGGTAAGCTATGGAACTCCATCGTGAGCGCGGTCGGCGGCTTCGGCTCATGGTTATGGGGTTTAATTTCAGACCTTCCTGCTAAACTATGGGACGCCGAGGTAGCCGGTTGGAGTAAGATAGGCGATTGGCTTTGGGGGCTACTCTCGCCGCTTCCAGAGAAAGCATGGAACGCGTACGTAGGTATCTGGGCCGCGATAGGCTCATGGTTATGGGGGTTGATCTCACCGCTTCCTGGAGAGTTATGGGGCGGACTACAGAGCGCCCTTGGTGGATTTGGAAACTGGCTTTGGAACCAACTCACTTCAATTCCAGGTAAGTTAGAAAGTGCGATTAATGCGATATGGAGCGATGTCGCCAATGCGTTCGTAAATGCGCTCAAAGGGGCAGTATCAGGAGCAGCAAGCAGTATCGTTA